GAGCTGCAACGTGCGGTGGAGCGGGCAGAGAAGGCAGAGACCGAGCTTGCTGGCATCAAGCAGGAGCAGGAGCGCGCCGCGCTGGTTGCCAAGCTCGCAGCCGAGAAGGGCGTAAGCGCCGAGATGCTGTCCCGCATGGCTGGTGACGTGGCCGAGAACGCCGAATGGCTTGCGGCCCACGATGCCACAAAGCCAAAGTACCCATCTGTGACCGACAAGGGCGAGGTTTCTGGCGCTGTCGATAGCGGCAACGCGTCCGCGGACTTCGCCGAGTTCATGAAGAGCGCTTTTAGCGCCTAAGCACACGAAAAGGAGCAAATCATGCCCGAGATTTCCCGTCCTACCCTTCCCGAGTCCATTTCCGCTGACATTTGGGCCAAGACCCTCGAAGAGTCTGCCGTCATGCGCCTCGCCCGCCGTATCGAGCTGCCTGGTAACGGCCTTGCCATCCCCGTGATTACTGGCGAGCCGCAGGCTGATTGGGTGGAAGAGACTGGCACTAAGCCCGTGTCCAACTCCACCGTCGGCATCAAGACCATGCAGCCCTACAAGCTCGCAGTCATTGAGACTGTTTCCAAGGAGCTTATGGATGATATGCCGCGTCTGTACAACGCGCTGCGCGAGCGTCTGCCCTTCGCCCTTGCCAACAAGTTCGATGCAACCGTGTTCGGCACCACCGCACCTGGCAGCAACTTTGACGTGCTTGGTAACGCCACTGCCGTTGCTTTTGGCACCGATGTTTACGGTGCTCTCGTTACCGTTGACGGCAACATTGCCAACGCTGGCGGCGTGATGGATGGCATCGTCATGTCACCGCAGGGCAAGACCGCGCTGCTTGGCGCAACCGACCAGGCCAAGCGCCCGCTGTTCATCGACACCGTTGCCAACTCCACCATCCCCACCATCCTCGGTGCTCCCGTGACCTATTCGCGCGGCGTCTATGCCGCTGGCAGCCCCGCCCAGCTCGGTTTCGCTGGTGATTGGACCCATGCCATGTACGGCACCGTCGCGGGCATCGAGATTGCTGTGTCCGACCAGGCTACCCTCGGCACCGGTGATGATGCCATCAACCTCTGGCAGCGCAACATGGTTGGTATTCGTGCTGAGGTCCGTATCGGTTTCGTTGCCGACACCGCCTACTTCCAGAAGATTACGGCCTAAGCATGGCAACCGTCATGGTCCATTGCGACACGGGCGTTGAGATGGTCGTGCCTGACGAGCTTGTGGAGCTTTACAAGTCGTGGGGCCACGCCGTCAAGCAGCCCGCAGAGCAGCCAAAGAAGCGCGCGCCCAGAAAGAGGGCGGCGAAGAAGGAGGTGTAGCCAATGGCTGTCACCACCTACGCAGAAGTCGATGATTTGGCTTGCACCGTGCTAGACCCCGACGTGGCCGAAAAGATGATTGAGCGCGCGTCGCTCATGGTCACCAAGGCATGCGGCAGGACCACGCCCGACACGGACGCGGCCCGCATGGTCGTGTGCCAGATGGTCGAGCGCGCCCTGTCCTCGCCGACCGCTGAAGAGTTCGGGCAATCACCACAGGCCATCCAGAGCGTGAGCACATACAGCAACACGTGGACGTGGGGCAACCCTGTGGGTGACCTCTACATCCGCAAGAGCGAGCTGCAAATGCTGGGCGTTGCGGCCTACGCCGCGTTCGCAGCGCCGTTCTACGGGAAGCTGGACACCGACAACGACCCCATCTGGACGGCAGTGCCATGAGACGCAAGTTTGGCGCGGACCTCGAGGTGGAGACCCATGCGCCCGCGTTCCGCGAAGTCATGAAGAGCGGTGGCGTGCGCACAATTCTGGGCTACGAGTCAACCCGCGCAAAGCTGCGCGCGCAAGCGGTAAGCGGCCTGAAGTTTGGCAGCGGCGTTGACACTGACGCAATCAAGGCGCGCGGATGGGTGGGTGCGTCCTGCATCGACGCGCGCACTGGACGGATGAACGCCGGACTCCATGCCAAGCAGGTCGAAGCGCTCTCACAGGCATTGCACGGAGTGTAAGCAAATCGAGCAATCACAAACACATGGCCCCTGCGACCGTCGCGGGGGCCTTTTTTCAAACGTAAGGAGCTGACATGCCAACTGGTACCAACGCAGTGGCTAACGTTTCCACTACCAAGGGCGTCTCGGGCGGCTACTTCTTCAGCGCGCCCAGCACCGCCACCGTTCCCACCGACATTACCACCGCACTGCCATCTGATTTCGTCAATCTCGGCTTCATCAGCGAGGACGGCGTTACCGAGTCCATCGAGACCGATGCCGAGAACATGGTGGACATGAACGGCGATACCGTCTACACCGCATCGTCCAGCCGCACCGAGACCATCACCGCCACGCTCATCGAGGTCAAGGAATCCGCGCTGAAGGAGATTTACGGTCAGTCGATGGTCACCACCACCACCGACCTCATCACCGTGAAGCACGGCGCTCACGATGACCCCGCGCGCATCTACGTACTCGAGCTGGTCCTGCGTGACGGACGCCGCTGGCGTCAGGTCGTGCCCGCTGGTCAGGTGACCGAGGTGGGCGAGCTTGCGCTTGCTAGCGGCGAGCTGGCTGGCCGCGAAATCACCATCACCTGCAACGTCGACGCCAACGGCGTGAGCGTCTACGACTACATTGAGGTGGCCTAGCACATGATTACCTTTGAGTTCGAGGGCAAGCAGTTCGAAGCCGACTCCGACGTGCTTACCGACTACGAGTTCATTGCCGACATCCTGGAAGCCGACGAGGACCCGCGCAAGATGATTCGCTGCTTCCATGCCATCTTCGCTGGCCGTGATCGTGAGTACGCGCGCGCCATCGGCGGCAAGTTCGAGAAGATGGGCGAGCTGCTGAGGGCCGCGTTCGAAGCCGCTGGTGACGAAGTAAAAAACTAGCGTTGCTCGCGCGGCTCGTGCGTGACAGGCCAAGCGAGCTACGCGCCGACCTGCAACAGTACTACGGACTCAACATGGACGGCATGGGCGCGGCCTACAGTTACGCCCATGCCGCCTGTTTGTGCGCGCAGCTTCCCGCAGGGGCGCGCGTGTGGCGCGGAACCGCTGCGGAGTGGGACACGCAGACGTATTTGCTTACGAAAATCGAGCACACGTTGCGCGTTATCGCATGGCAGAGCACCGAGGACGCGCAGAGGCGGCGCAACTACCCCAAGCCCATTGACACGCCCGCGTCACGCGAGGAATTCGAGCGCAAGTACAACGCAACGCAGGCCAACCGCGCGTTCGTGGACGAAATTCTCAACAGACCCCAAGGGGGTGAGTAAATGGCAGGAGAAATCGCATCTGCTTACCTATCCATCTATCCGAAGCTGGAATCCTCGAAGGTCGTGGACGAGATAGGCAAGTCCATGAGCGGCGCGGGAAAGAGCGCGGGTAAGGCGTTCTCATCCAGCGCATCGGGCGCTATGCAGAGCGGCATGGGTGGCGCTGGCAGCGCGGGCGCAAACGCCCTAGCGAACGGATTCAGCGTTGCGAAGGTGGCTCTCGGCAACATCATCGCGGACGTTGCGACCAGTGCCGCTAACGAGTTCAAGGAGCGCTTTGGGGACGGCATCGAGCAATCGGACGCCATGCAGAAGTTCGCTAGCACGATGAGCTTTGCGGGCTTTGACACGGCGCAGATTGACGCGGTGCGCATCGCAATGAAGGACTACGCCGACCAAACCGTGTACGACCTCGGCGAGGTCATGGACACGACCGCGAAGCTGGCCGCAAACGGCGTGAAAGACTATGACACGCTCGTTCAAGCGGCCGGCAACCTCAACGCGGCTGCGGGCGGCAACTCCGAGTCGTTCGGCTACTTTGCCAACGCCATCACGCAGGTGAACGGCGCGGGCAAGCTCATGAGCCAAGACTGGAACCAGATTGTAAACGCCCTCCCTGGTGCGTCTGGTGCCATCCAAAACGAGCTCAAGGAGATGGGCGCGTGGGACGATTCCATGGGGACGTTCAAGGACGCGCTGGCCGCTGGCGAGGTGACCGCGGACGAGTTCAACGCGGCGCTGAGCAATCTCGGCATGACCGACGTGGCACAGGAAGCCGCCACATCGACCAGCACCTTTGAGGGCGCGATGGGCCAGATGGACGCGGCCATAACCAACACCATGCAGGGCATCTACGACTCGCTCAACGAGGACGGGCGAATCACGGACGCCATCAACGGCATGGCAAGCGCGTTCGAGTCCATTTCGCCCGTTCTCTCCGACGTGGCCGACGCCGTGGGTGATTTCGTCCAGTCTGGCATCGAAGCGGCAGCGCCCGTTATCTCCGACCTAGCTAGCACGCTGGGCGATTTGGCATCCTCGGGCCTTGAAGCGGTGACCCCGCTCGTCACGGCGCTCGCGGACGCATTCGGCCAGTTCATCAGCTTCATCCAGCCCGCGCTGCCCGTTATCGCGGGCATTGTGGCAGGTATCGCGGGCATGAGCGTTATCACGTCCATCATCGGCGCGATATCGGGCGCGGTTGGCTTCCTTACCACCGTAATCATCCCCGCCATAAGCATGATTGGCAGCATCCCCGGTCTAATCGCCGTTATCATGTCCGTGCTGGGTGGCCCCATCACCATCATCGGCGCAATCATCGGCGCGATCGTGGCATTCATCGCCACCAACGAGGACATGCGCAACAAGGTCATGGAAGTGTTCGGAGTCGTGCGCAACACGGTTCTCGGCGCTTTGAACACGGTTCTGAACATCGTCAACAGCGTGTGGCCCGCAATCCGCGCAATCATCGGTAGCACGCTGGGCGTTATCAAGTCACTCGTGCAGACAAACTTCAACATCATCAAGACCATCATCACCACCGCCATGAACGTGGTGCGCTCCATCGTGGCGGCGGTGAGCGCGGCAATGCAGGGCAACTGGTCAGGCGCTTTGAACGCCATGAAGAGCGCTGTAAGCGCCGCAATCGGCGGCATCAGGTCCATCTTCGGCACGCTGCGCGGCGCTGTGATGGGCGCACTGAGCGGAATCGGCGGCTGGCTGGTTGGCGCGGGCCAAGACCTCATCCAAGGCCTTGTGAACGGCATCAGCGGCGCGGTGGGCTGGGTGACCAACGCTGTCAGCAACCTCTGCTCCAACGCGCTCAGCACGCTCAAGGGCTTCTTTGGCATCGGCTCCCCGTCACGTTTGATGAGGGAGATGGGCGGTTACCTCATGCAGGGCCTAGCCATCGGCATTGACGATGGGACCGTGCAAGCGACGCGGGCAATGGGCAGCGCGAGCGAGACAATCGCCAACGCGCTCGGACTCAACGCGGACGGCATGGCGCGCTATGGAGTGGCCGCACAGCCGACCAGCGGCGCGACGGTGTACAACGTCTACCTCAATGACTTGGCTGTTAACGATGATGTAGGAATCGTAAACGTTACGCGCGATTACCTTGTTGGGCTTTCGAGACTGGGGGCTATCTAATGGCAATCGCAGACGGAACATACGAGCTGCTGTCCCTGCTTGACGTGAAGATGGCGATGGACGTTATCAGTAACTCCACCGCTAACAAGGCCAACGTGCGCCTATGGGGGCGCAACGGCTCCAACGGTCAGAAGTGGGACATTGCCAACGCAAGCGGCTATGTGACCATCCGTGACGCGGAGACGGGCAAGTCGCTCGACGTTGCCAACGGCACACAGGCGCGCGGCACGAACGTATGGATGTACAACTTCAACAACTCAGCCGCCCAGCACTGGGTGCTTACGGAGTACGGCACGACGGAAATCAACGGCTATGCCTACCCCGTCGTTAGAATCGGCGCGTTTGGCGCTAGCACCTACGTGCTCGACGCTGCGGGCGGCAAGTCCACCATGAACACCAACGTGCAGATTTGGACGAGCAACGGAAGCGACGCACAGCGCTGGGTGCTGGTCCCTGCGGAGTGGGAAATCTCCTACACGTCCGACGGCGGCTCCGTCGCGCCGTTCCCCGTCGCTACGCGCGGCGGCTGCGGCACGGAGGTTGGCACGCTGCTGCCCAACGTCACGGCGCTGCAATCGGGCAGCGTCTACCCCGCGTGGCTCGGACCGCTCAACGCGAGCGGCGAGTACCAGATACGGTACCGCACGCGCACGCGCAACGTGGGCTATGACTACATCGGCGATTGGTCCAACTGGCAGTCCATAGCGGACGGCTCGACCTACTGGGACGGCTGGGGGACCCCTGGACAGCCCAACACGACCGCCCAGCTCGTGAGCGGCATGTGCTGGTGCGACGATGCAATAGCAATCGACAACAGCGCGACGGCCGACCGCACGGACATTGAGATAAGCGTTCGCACGTGGTCTAACCGCTGGCGCTATGCCAGGGCCGCGCACGGCGGCGCGTACACCTATCAGGTCACGACGGTGCGCCCCGTGAGCATCACCGACGTGAGCCTTCTGCTGTCCCCAGACGGCGTGACGGTCGTTTGGGCAACCAGCGCCACGCGCGGAGGTAACGCGATCACTTTCGCTTCCGACGTGTGGGGCACCTACTCGCTGGTTGGGGACGCATCGGGAAGCGTGACCATCCCGCAATACCTGCTCAAGCACATGCCCGCGGAGGGCGAGACCGTCAAGGTGACCATGACCATGCGCACGGTGGACGGGCTGGACCTCTCGCACGCGGCAACAGCCACGGCATCGTACGAGGGCACGCACGGCACGGACCTCACGCTCCGCGCAGACGTGGACGGCTCGCTGGCAACCGTCACGTCATCCAACGCCAACGCGCGCGCGTGGCTGGTCGTGGCAGAGGGACACGGCACGCGGTTCGTCCCGCTCGCGGGCAACGGCTCGTGGGTGGTCCCAGCTCCGCTGGGCGTGCCTTGGCGTGTGCTCGCGTCCGTCGTGACGGGCGGCACGTGGGCGAGCATCATCCAGCAGTTCAGCCCGATATTGGACGCGGGCTGGCACGTGACGAGCCAAGACCTCACGCGCGACCTAGCCATATACACCGGAGAGGGCAGCGCGCCGAAGGCTGACCCCAAGTACTCGCGCAGCGTGACCAGCGTTGACGTGGCAGGGCGCGAGCGGCCCGTGTACGTCCCCGCAGACGCCACGGAAGCCAACTGGACGCTGGACGGCATCACCTACGGGCAGTGGCTCGACGGTGACGTTGCGCTCGCAGACTGGGCGGTACACGCGGGCCACGTCTACTTCCGCAGCCCACAGGGATTCTGGGCGCAAGCGTGCGTCACGGGCGGCACGGTGGAACAGACGCGCACTAACATGCGCGCAATCAGCATTACGATGCAGGGCGAGGTGTGGTAGATGGTCGATTGGACGCGCGGTGACCTCTACCACACCGTATCCGTGCTCATGGTTGACCCCAGCGACCTAGCCACCGTTCGCGGCGAGCTGCAAGGCGTGACGGGCGGCAAGATTGACCTGCAATACTACGGTGACACGCGCATGGGCGCGGAGCTTACCACGCGCGGCGCGCATGGGTGGGACGGCTCCGCAGCCCTGCGCATCATGCACACCGTGAGCGACTACACGGGCATTCTGCTTACCGAGCCGCTTTTCACGGGCTTTGTGACCGCGCAATCGTACGAGGGCGAGGGTGACGAGCTGGCAGTGTCGTGGACGCTCAAGAGCGGGCTATACGCGCTCGAAGCGGCCAAGAGCGAGCTGCCATACAGCGTTGCCAAGGGCAGCAAGGCGCTCGGCATCATCCGTAGCGTCTGCTCCGCTCTGGGCCGTCCGTTCTCAATCGGACCAGACGCGCACGAGTACGTGTACGGCACCAACAAGGTTTATGAAGCGGGCAAGACGTACCTCTCCATCCTGCTCGACGTGTGCAGCAGCGCGAACAACCGACTGAGCGTTGACGCCAACGGCGGCATCACCGTTGACGGCTATGTGGTCCCATCCACGCGCGCAGCCGACTACGAAGCCTACGAGAACGGCAAGCGCGGCACCGTCATTGGCCCCATCAAGGGGGACGCGACGGGCCTTGACGCGCCCGCCCGCGTGATTGTGCGCTCCGAGAGCGGGGACAAGAGCGTCACGGGCATCGCTACGGTGGCCGCTGGCTCCCCGTCCAGCGCAAGCGTGCGAGGGTTCCGCAACGATCGTTTTGAGACCTCTACCGATTTGTCCCCGTTCACCGTTGGCGCGGCGCAGGCGCTGGCGCAGCGGTACCTAAGCGAGGATTTGAGCGACGTGCCGACCATCAAGCACGGTCTGCTGTACCGCCCATTGCGCGAAGGCGCTATCGAGCGCCTGACGCTGCATGACGGCACAGCGGCGCGCTGGATGGTAAGCGGCGGCTCGCTGGACCTCGAGAAGTGGACGTGGGAGCTTGACCTGAAGGGCGGGTGGACGGCATGACGGAGTTTGAGCTTGCACGGGCGCTTTTCCGAAAGGAGCCCAACGAGGTCGAGACCAAAAGCGCGCACGTCACGACGCAGATACACGGCTACGCGACCAGCGCGAGCGTGGACGGCTCCGTTACCGTCGTTCTGGACTCCAACGCGGGCGGCGAGGACGCGGAGATGGAAGTGCCAACGCTGGGCGGCATCACGGAGGGTGCCGAGGTGATGGTGACGCTGGTTGACGGCACGCCCGTGGACTGCTCGCAGGTTGGCAGCATCGACACGACCGCCGCGACCGCGAACAGCGCGCAAGCGGTGGCCAACGCGACCGCACAGCACGTGTGGACGGACGATAGCGGCCTACACGTCACAGAGGTGGAACAGGACGAGTGGAACGACTCGACCAGCGAGGGGTACCACAGCGGCATGAACGTGCTCATCAACTCGCTCGGGCAGCTGTTTCGCAACGGCCTTAACAACCTGCTCGCGCTCGTCAGTGGCACCGACCCCGCTATTGAGATTTACGACGGGCAGGGCAACGACGCGGAGAACGTGGTAGCCAGGTTCACCAAGAATCTAATCGAGCTTGGGGACGAGAACGCAGAGATTAGGCTATGCGGCGACAAAGGAATCGTCAAGTACGACTCTGGCAAGGCCCTTCCGTTCCAGATTCTCGGCGAGGATAACGTGTTTATCGGCACGTCCCTTCGCACTGGCTGCTCTGTGTCAGTCCGCAACAGCTCTGCTTACAACGGCATCTCTCTCTACGCAGACGAAATCAGCCTCGAAGGTAACACGCTGAATGTCTGGCCACACGGCGATGGCGTACACACGTACACCATGCAGCACGTGATAGACGTGTTGGACGGCTCAGAGGACGGAACGTTTACAGCAGGCGCATACTGCAACACCTACAGCCGTGCAAGCGTTTGGCGGCAGGGCCACATGGGTGGTCTCTCAGTCGTCCTACAGACAACCAGCAACACCACAAGGGCGTGGGCAGAGATTGGAACCATCAGCATACACCCAAAGGCCGAGGTTCGTGCCTTTTGCGGCAACGAGACGGGGACATTCTCTGTGGTCAACATCTCTACTGCTGGCAAGGTCACCATCCTGCAAGGCTCTGCGGGCTCCATGTGGTCACAGATAAATTGCGTGTTCCCCGCGTAGGAGGGCTTGAAAATGGTCTTTCCCGAAAACATCAGCATCACCCACGTTATCGGGTATCGGTAGCCCCTACGAACGAAAGGAGGGGCCGTCATGCCCCCATACCACTACTTCATCCAGCCCATCTTGGATCCACAGGCGCAGGTGGCAATCATCGCGCTCATGGCGCTGGCCGCTATGGATGTGCTCTTCGGCACGCTCAACGCATGGTTCGTGCAACATGACTTCAGCACGCACGAGTTCCGTCAGGGACTAATCCGCAAGCTGAGCAACTTCGGCATCGTCTGCGCCGCAGACGTGGTGGACGCGATGTTGCTGGGCGGTCTCGAGCTGGGCATGCAGCCCGTGCTCATGGCGGTGTGCCTGTCCCTCGCGCTCATGGAGCTGGGTTCGCTCATGGAGATATTCGCCGAGATGCACCCAGAGATTAGCGGTGCGACGTGGTACCAGATGCTCGCGCACGGCAAGGAGCAGAAGGAGCAGAAGTGAATCAGTTCAACATAGCGCTCGACCTCGACAAGAGCGTGTCGCGCACCCCGCCCACCGTGCGGCTGCGGCAGGGCGACCAGGACGGCACCGTGATCGCGGCAACCATCTACGACCACGGCGCGGCGCTCAGTGGCACCGTCACGGCGTGCGCAATCGTGATGAAGCTGCCCGACGGCACGCACTACTACCGCAAGGGCGCGACGTGGGCGGGCGGCGTGGCCACGGTGACCGTGGACGAGCGACAGGCGGCGAGCGTGGTTGGCCGCACGATGCTGGCGTACTTCATCGTGACCGTTGGGACCGCGCAGTACTCGACGGGAGCGTTCGCGGTGGTCGTGGAGCCAGATGCCGTGGGTGACGCGGAGCTTCCCGAGGACTACGACACCGCGATTCAGGACGCCATCGACCGCTGCAACACGGCGGCGGCGGCGGCAGAGGAAGCGGCTGCGGCGGTTACGGGCATGGCACCGCTGACCAATGCCGAAATAGACGCTATCACGGCGAACTAGGGGGAACCATGAGCGAAAAGACTGCGGTGCCGACCATCATGGGCATCGTGCAGGACGAGGGCGGCAGTGGAAGCCCAAAGACCATCGTGGAAGCACTGCAACTGTTGCGCGAGGAAATCGCACAGCAGCCGAGCGACCCGCTGAGCAATGCGGAAATCGACAAGATTACGGAGGGCTAGCGAATGCCTAAGTACCTAGACAGCGCGGGGCTTTCGCGCTTCTGGAACAACATCAAGGGGCGCATCGGTAGTGCGTCGCAAGAGCAGGTGGACGCATGGCTGGACAACCATCCAGAGGCCACCACGACGGTGCAGAACAACACCATCGATGATGACAAGCTCGTGCAAAGTGGTGGGGTGCTGTCAGAGGTGCATGACATCCGCACTGGCGCTGACGGCACGACCTATGACAGCGCGGGCGATGCTGTCAGAGGGCAGATTCAAAACCTGATAGACAACCTCTATGACTCGTACTATGTGACGCTGCCGCCAGAGGGATTTGCACGGCTTTACTTCAACGAGAACACTGGTTCATATGGTGGCGATAACACGCGCCTTTGCTATGCAGGGGGAATCTCGCTCAGGGGTGCCAAGGCTGTTGACATTGAGATAACTAGTGGTTACGTCTGGAACATCTACTTCTACAACGACGATGCGAGCTATTCGCTCGTGCAGAAGTATTCGGACGTATGGCTTTCTGAGACGCAGCGCTTCATCACTGTGCCAGACGGCGCAAATAGGGTGCAGATTCAGGCACGCAAGAGCGACGGTACAACTTTCGACACATCAGAGCTGACGGGCGTTTTCAAGGTCGTGCTAATGGGTGCAGCCGAGAAGGACGTCTACGAGTACAGTAAAGACACGGACCTGCATTCAGGCTACTACGGGCATTATCAGTATGTCTCAGGAATGCCAAGCGTAAACGACTACACGCGACTGACACAAGAACGACTGTACAAGATTGGTGACTACAAGCTGATTAGGCTTACGCCGAAAGCTGGTTACAATCTGGTGCTTAATTTCTTTGACGAAAATCTTGTGCGACTGGGCAACAACGGTGCATGGATAACGTCAAGCTACTTCATTGGGCTTACAGATCGTTATAGCAATGCTGCCTATTTCAAGATTTCATACCGCAATACGTCGAACGGAAGGCTTACGCCAACGGACTACAACGCCTTTACATGGCAGTTTCCGTTTGTGAAGGTTCTAGCGCCAATCGTCAATAAGTACGACCTAGACGTTACGGATATCTACACGGTTACCTCTGGAGATATCGCAGCGTACAATGGCACTTACTTCTTTGCTGATACTGACAAGCTGTACGTGGACGGCACCACCGAGATAAGCGCAGCTGTTGGACATGGCAACAACGTCATGTTCGGCAAGACGCTCGACGGCAGCTTTCCCAAGCTGTATGCAGGCTCGTGGTACCAAGGCGAGAAGAGCGTCTATGTAAGCCGAGTGACGGCAAGCTCGGCAACGCTGGTGCAGACCATCACGTACAGCAGCTTACCGACTGGCTACCTCAACATGTGCGTTGACGAGCCTAACGAGCGAGTCTACATCTTCATGGAGACGGGCGCTGACACGCACCAAGGCAACATCCTGTTCGCGGTGGGGGACTTCAGCGGGAACATCATCACGTCAAAGGAACTTGGCGTATCGATTCCCATCATTCAGGGCATGGACTTCGTTGATGGTGTCTGCTACCTGACCTCTGGGAACGGCACCACGCAGTATCCCAATTACCTCTGGGCGTTTGACGCGTCGGGCAACCTTATGTCTAAAAGCATGCTTGGCGTGTGGGGTGAGATTGAGGGCATCAGTGTGGACATCGACGGAACCGTGTACATCAAGGCTCTGACATCGCTTTACAAATACTAATCAGAACATGGAGGTGACGAGATGATTCGAGTCTTCGGAACTACGGACAAGAACCGCACTCGCGCATCCGCAATCACAGCAAAGGAGTGAGTGGCATGGCACTTTCGGTTCCTGAGCGAATTGCCCAAATCGCGGAGCACTTCGCGGCGCATAGCGTTCACGGCTATTCGCAGCCGAATCGCGGCACGGGCGGCACCGAGACAATCACGCTCAGCGACGGCAGCAAGGTCAGCGTTACCAGCTCCGACGTTGACTGCTCTGAGATGGTGCGCCAGTGCGTGAACGGCGCACTTGGCAAGAAGGCAATCGCCTACATGTGGACCGGCAACGAGGACGAGCAGCTAAAGGCACAGGGCTTCACACGCATGGGCTACTCGGCAAGCAAGGTGCGACGCGGCGATATCCTCTGGGTGAGCGGTCACACTGGCGTTGCGCTGGGTGGCGGCAAACAGGCAGATGCCCACGGGGACGAGTACGGCGGCATCACGGGGCCGAATCGCGGTGACCAGACGGGCCATGAGGTGGAGGTGCGTTCGCTCCGCTCGTGGACCTACATCTACCGCTACGGCAAGGACAGCGGGCCGTCCATCGTCCCCGCGAGCTTCCGCGTCACCGCCGGCACGGAGCGAAACGTCCGCTCCGAGCCATCCACCGCGAGCGGTGCCACGATCACGGGCACGCTGAAGCCTGGGGAATCCGTCATTTGCCGCGGACTCATCTACACGGGCGGGCTTGCGTGGGGCGTGTACGACAACTATTCGGGCAAGGTTCGTTACATTGCGCTGCAAGGGAGCGTGACCGTATCATGAGCTACCGTCGCTATGAGCTGCCACGACAGCCGCGCACACCGCTCGACAGCCAAATGACCGTGCTCGGCATCATCGGCCTTGTGTCCGTCGTGCTGCTGGTTGGAATCCTGCTATGGTGCTCGATGTAGCAGCGCCGCAATGCCCAAAGTGCGGGCGGCAGATGGAGCTGGTCCCGTGGAGCGAGTGGACGCTGGGCGAGCGCAGGACCATCGACGCGATATGCCCAAACTGCCTTCACGTCGAGCGTCTGGAAGTAAAGAAGCAAAGCTAGGTATGCCCCTCTCCGCTGCGTGCGGGGAGGGGCTTTTTTTCGTTGCGAGCGCCGCAGAATCCTGCGGTGCGACGCGTCACATGCGCGTCCCTAGCGCGTCCCAAATGGCTGCGATTCGCTGCGGTTCGGTGCGGTTCCTGCGGTATTTGTGCAGGTAGATGCGGTGCAGCGCGGTTGATGCAGTTTGCTGCTAGTTCGTCGCCATATAGACTTAGCAACAAAACAGCAGATAGATGGGTTATCTGCGTCCCAAATCGTCCCATCCAGCATCGAACGGATGGGCGGCGTAGGCTTCCGCTACAACCTCCGCGAACATCTCAGCCTGTGGACGGTCGTAGTGGCGGCCCGTCACGCCCTCGCCCACGTGACCCATCATCGGCTCTATGAGCCACGGCGGAAGCCGCAGCGACCACCGCATGTTCGTCTGCCACGAGTTTCGCAGGTTCGTGAACGGGTGGCGCATCGTCTCGGGCAGGGACGGCAGCACGTGGCCGTCCCACTCCTTCTTCATGCGCCACTGAGTGCTGTAGCCGCCAATTCCGTCACCCGTGAGGTATCCGCGCTCGGACTCGGCCAAGCGTAGCAAGTACGCGCCAGCACGCCCAGGAATCGCCACAACACGGCGGCTCTGGGCGTTTTTCAGTGTGTCCGTGACCGTCCCGTTGTTGGCAACCTGCCTATCGACGTGCACGAGCGCCACCGTCTGCGCGCCGACCTCGCGCCGCTCCACGTCGGACCCCATGACGCCCATAGACTCGCCCACACGCAGTCCGCCGAAGGCGGCAAGGACGAAAGCCGGCTCCATCCACGATCCTCTCACTGCGCGCCACACCTCGCCCAGCTCGGCGAGCGACCACACGCCATCGTCCCTGCGCCTTACCGTGGACTTCGGCGGCATGACGTACCTCTCGCGCATGGGATTGGACGGCAACATGCCATAGCGCACCGCGTAGTCCAGTATCCCGCGCAGGAGCTGGCACGAGTAGACGGCCTGATTGTAGCCAAGCCCAGAAATCCACTGCTGCACGTCCAGCGGGCGAACGGAGTCGCACGGTACGTTTGCCCATCGCGGCCCGACGTGACGCTCCCAGCGAGAGCTGTACTGCGCGAGCGTTTGCGGCGCGCGCTCGCCACCATCCACCGCTTGCCGCAATGTCGGCAGGTACCAGCGCTCCCACGCTTCACCCACGGTGGGACATGGCGCATCGTCGGAGTGTTCGAGCATCAGCTCGGCGCGGGCGCGCTCGGCGTCCTTGCGGGTTGCGTTGCGTATGGTCTTGGAGCGGCGTTTGTATCCGTCGGGACCGCTGGACCAAAAGCGCAGTCTCCATGTTGTGCTGTCAATTTGAGTCAAGCTGCCCCAAGCAGCCCGCTTCCTTTTGCGGGGCATGGCTAGGATTCCTCTGCTTCAAGCAGCTCCCAAAGCTCATCCAGCGTAAGGCCAAAGTAGGTAGCCAACTTCTTGCACACTTGGATGGACGGGTACTGGGTTTCGCCCTTGCATATCACGGATAGGTTTTGCTTCTTGATTCCAGTCGCGCGGCAAATCGCAGCCTGTGTGGTCCCGTGCTCAGCGATAAGCTTGCGCATCATCTTCCCGAACGCATACATGGTGGCCTCCTGCTGCTATGTTTCGGTCTAGAAAACTATACACACAAAATCAAATTGATGCTTGCATGTCCAAAATTTTTGACTAGTATAGTTATTGGCGAGTCCAAAATACTAGACACGCCCAACGCTTCTCCGGTTGCGGCCCGAATGGGCGCGGGAACGGTGCTACGGACTCCGCATTGATGCGGGCACGAGGACAGAGGACCACGCAAGGCGCACCCGTAATTGTACGGCATTAGTCCATGTGCGCGGGTTCGTGGGTAAAAGCAACGAGCCATTCAAAACGACATGAGCGGAGGTGATTGGATGGCAAAGAAAACGCTAGAAAAGGCGCTAGAGCATTACAAAGTTGATTCTGGTAAGACGAGCAGCGACATAGCGGAAGCACTAGGAGTCACCCGCGCAACGCTCTGGTCGAAAGTCCACGGCTACACGCCAATCAACATCAAGCAAGCCAAACAGCTCGCCGACATGATGGGCATGACGCTAGAGGACTTTTACGACCTCATACCAGCTACAGACTAGTTAGCCAACCAACCCCGCGAGTTCCCACCGCTGGCCACGCCACGGGCGATGGGCAACCAACCTCACCACCCATCGAACGCACCGCGACTCGGCGCTTCCCGTGCATGGGATGCCAAGTGCGCAAAAGCCCCTTCCCACATCATGCGCTTCATCTCCTTTCTCGCATATTGCGCGCTGTGCGGTAAATCCGACTGCCGCATGAGCAGGCTGACCAGCCGCGTGGCTGGCGATGGGGACTCGTGGAATCTAGGAATCAACATGGACCGCTATTACACGGCATCGGAGATAGCGGAGCGCACGGGCATACCCGAGCGCACCGTCATGAAGGCGATGCAGATTGGAAAGCTGCGGTGGACCACCGCCAACGGCACCACGCGACCGCGTAGGGCCAAGGCAGAGTGGGTCACCGACTGGCTAGAAGGCAAGGAGCGCCGCGACTAGCTGTGGAGCGGGACGCGGCGCAAGCAGTAGGCCCCTCAAGGAGGGCAGTAAGGAGGATACCACATGGACGAGGACAACATCCGCGCGCTGGCGTGCCTGATTCTGGCGCTGCTGGTGGCCGCGTGCATCATGGCGCTAGCAAACTGGGACGGCCCCACCGATGCCGAGCTGGACGCTGCCGAGGTGCAGATGTGGCAGGAGCGCGGCGTAGAGATTGGCAGGTGGTAGGCGTGAACGTGACGCAGGAAGAGATGGAGCGCGGCTTGCGCTTCCTCGCTGACATGGCGCTCATCTTCGCGCGACAGAGCGACGTGGGCCACATCGAGGTAAGCGTCACGCGCGGCAGCAGGGACTACATTAACGCCTACGCACGCGAGCGCAACAGCGGGGACGGGCGCACGTGCGCGGAGGTACATCGGACCATTGGAGGTGCGGAGTGACCAAGGACGAAAAGCGGCTGCGCAAGCAGTGCAAGAAGCTTTACAAGTGGTGCAAGAAGCACGGCATCGAGAGGGTGGATATCTACGTCAACGCCACCGATGGCTTTGGTCATGCGTTCGTCCCAGACGGCGGGCCGTCGTACTTTGGGAGGGTGACCGATGAATAGCATCGAGCAGCTTGCAATCGAGCAGGCCGTGTACAACGCCATCGGCGCGGACCTCAAAACGGGAGTGCCCGACAACCTGCGCGGCGAGGTGAACGGTTTCTACCTCGACATGTACGAGCGCACGGGCGCAACGGCGTTCGAGGTGCGTCTGAACGGGCAGAAGGTGGGCACCTACGGTTTCAACAAGGTCAAGGGACAGCCCGAGCGCAACGTGACCGAGCTGCGCGTGACCGACCATGCCGCGCTTATGGCAGACGAGTCAGACGATTTCGCCGACTGGCTGGGGCGCTACATCACCGACCACATGGACGAGCTAGCCATCCAGTACGCGACCGAGACTGGCGAGCTGCTGGACGGCATGGAGTACGTCACCGAGACTATACCAGGCACACCCGACACCATTAGGCCCAACGGCACGCTGCGCGTCAAGCCTGAGAAGGTGGCCGCTGCGCTCGGGAACGCTCTGCCCGCTACGATCGCGGGGCTGCTGGAAGGGAGCAAGTAATGGCAATCCCAGTGCTAATCATGGGACCGAGCGGCGCGGGCAAGACCTACGCGCTGCGCAATCTGCCCAACAATTCCTACGGGTTGGTTGAGTGTGAAAAGACGATGCTGCCGTTTCGCGGCGGCAAGAAGTTCGCGCGCACCAAGGACTTCAACCAGCTTGCGGAGGTGGTCAGGGCCTACGCGGAGCGGTATCCCATCGTCGTGGTTGACGATTTCGGGTACTGCATCACTGACATTTACATGCGCGGCAGTTGGGGCGATGAGAAGTACCGTGACCAGTACGAGTTGTACAAGGAAATCGCTGGCCGCGTTTACAGGTTCATCGAGTTCATCAACGACCTAGAGGGCGAGGTAATCGTCTATCTCACGATGCACACCGATATGGACGCTGCGGGCAATCTGGTACCCGCCACCGTTGGCAAGCTACTGAATGAGAAAGTGAACCTTGTGGGCATGTTCAACGTCGTAGTGCTCGCGGAGTGCAACGGCACCGACCACCGATTTGTGGTTGCCAACAAGCCGCCCGCGAAGAGCTGCGGCGCGTTTGGCACCGACGAGCTGCCCAACGACGTGGCAGTTATCGACAAGGGGCTTAGGGCGTTCGTGGGCTGGACCCATGACGATGCCTAGCCCGTCCACCGTGCTCGCAATGCTCCGAGCTTGCGACGCGCATTTCAACCAGCTCATAGACGGCGGTTGCGTTGAGGACGTGGCATTGGACAGGACGTGGGACGCCTACTCTTGTGCGTTCGCACAATCGGCCACCCATTGCTTTGACCCGCGCGACCGTCTTTTTGAGAACAAGCTAAGGACCATAAGAGAAAGAGGATTCTAATGCGTTCAGTCAACTTTGACTCCATCCAAGCGACTGGTGACGGCGGCTTTACCCCGCTGCCCGCTGGTCCCTATGTGGCCCGTCTGACCGAGCTTACCGACAACGAACAGCGTGAGTACGTGGAAGCCATCTTCGACATTGCCGAGGGCGAGCACGCGGGATACTACTCCGACGATTGGGGCAGGTCCCATCCCTACGCGCACCACATCTTCCTGAGCTACAAGGACAGCGCGCAAGGGATGCTCAAGGGCCGTTTGGAAGCCATCGCCAAGAGTAATCCTGGCTTTGACCCCTTTGTGGCGTGGAACGCTGGGCGGCTTAACATGTTCGTGGGTCGCATCGTGGGCATCAACCTGCAAGAGGAAGAGTACGAGCGCAACGACGGAGAGACCGGAACGCGCCTTAACGTCTGCCAAGTGGTTGACGCGCAGTTGGTCCGCGACGGCAAAATCAAGCCGCGCGAGAAGAAGGCGCTGGGCGGTGGCCGCGCGAACGCTTCCCGCCCATCCAGCGGGCAGGTGGTTGGCACGCCCTACGGCGGGCCGATTCCGTTTGACTAGAGGTAACCAAGGGGCTGCGAGCAATCGCGGCCCCAACCATTTGGAGGGCTTAGCTTGATAATTTTCGAGGATACCCGACAGCAGAAGGGCAAGCACGAAGCCAAGCGCCAATGGTTCGAGTCACACGGTATTGAGCTCGTTCGTAAGAAGCTGGATGCGGGCGATTATGCAGCCGACCATTCCAACATCCTCATCGACACCAAGCGGAGCCTTAGCGAGGTGGCTATGGACGTTGGCCGCGATCATAAGCGTTTCGCCCGAGAGATGGAGCGGGCGCGCGACGCGGGGTATCGGCTGGTCGTGCTGGTCGAGGTGGGCCATCCCTACAAGACCACGCAGGACGTAGCCAGATGGACCAACGACGCTTGCAAGCGCTGCGACTACTACAGGCGGTTGCTCTGTGACCCCGTATCATCGGCGCGCTGCCAGAAGTTCCGCACCAAGCCCATGCGCGGCACGACAATGGCCCGCATCATCGAGTCGATGGAGCACGACTACGGCTGCACGTTCGAGTACGTCAACCCGCGCTACGCGGCGCGGCGCATCTGCGAGCTACTGGGAGTGACGGTGGATGGGTGAGCTATCAGAGCTGGGCCAAGCGGCTGTTTGGTACTGTGAACATGGCTTTGGCATCATCCCACTGAAGGCGCGCACCAAGCAGCCCGCAACCGTCCACGGCTTGAACGACTGGTTTGACAACCCCGAATCAGCGCGCGAGGTGTGGACCAAGTTCCCAGACTTCAACATCGGCATCGTGTGCGGCGCACCTAGCCACGGTTTGCTCGTGCTTGACTTCGACATCGACAAGGAGCGCGAGAAAGACGGCTATGCCACGCTGAGCGCATGGGAGCGGGCGCAGGGCGATTTGCCCGAAACGTCCGTAGCCATCACGGGCAGCGGCGGCATGCACTACCTTTACCGCACGGACCGCTCCAACATCCGCCCGAGCGCAAACGCCGAGCTGGGCGTGGACGTGCGCTGCGATGGTAGCTACATCGTCGCGCCACCGTCCATCCATCCCAACGGCAACCGCTACGAGTGGCAGGACCATCCAGAGGACGTACCAATTGCCACCGCCAACGGTGCCGTGTATGACTTCCTAGACCACGTACAGCGCAACGGCGGCAAGGACGAGACGCTGAAGGACAACGGGAAGTTCAAGCTGCCAGAGAAAATCGAAAGCAAGCGGAACGTGACGTTGCATAAGTACGCTTCACACCTCCGTGCGATTGGGCGCAGCGACGAGGAAATCATGATTACGGTCATGGGGGCCAACTACACGCGCTGCCAACCACCGCTCGAAGCCAAGGAGGTCCAGTCAATCGTTCGCAGTGCTTGCAGGTACGAGCGCGGTGATAGCAGCGACCGAGAAGGGATCGTGGGCCGTCCTGGTTCATCCAGCGGTGGTAGTGGTGGGCAGGTCCAGCAGTTCCGCACGGACAAAGGGCGCATCATACCTAACGAGCTAGCAAAGGCCATCATCGAGCTAAACCACGCCCGCATCATTGACGGCGCGCCCGCAGTGTGGACTGGCAAACGGTGGGAGTTCGGCAAAAGGGCCATTGGCCGTGTCTCTAGGTCCTACGCGGACGATATAACCAAGTCCGCGAAGGACGAGGTGTACGAGTACATAGCGGACTGCGCAGAAGAGGTATCGTCCGACACGTCCTTTGATGGTAGCTACTACGTCCAGTTCGCGGACTGCACGTGGGACGTTATGAACGGCGAGACGGTTGAGCCAACGCCGGACATGTTCATAATCGCCACGCTACCGATACCGCTGGATATTGACGCACCGTTTGGGCTTGCGGACCAGTTCATTTACTCGCTTGCAGACGGTGACTCCGACACGATAAAGGCCATGTGCGAGATTGTAGGCGCATGCATGTGCAATCGTCGCATACTCGCGCAATCGCCCATGCTCATCGGCAAGGCTGGCGGCAGTGGTGGTGAAGCGGCAAACGGCAAGTCCACGTTCATCAAGGCGGTGCAAAACCTTCTTGGCGCTGGAAACTACTCATCACTTGACATAGCGACGTTGGGGCAACGTTTCCAAGCTGGGCGAGTCATTGGCAAGCTCGCAAATCTGGGTGACGATATCCCGAACGGCTTTTTGCGCGGTGACGAGCTGAGCGTATTCAAGAAGCTGGTCACAGGCGAGCAGATATACACGGACGTAAAGAACAGCGAGGGCTTTGAGTTTCGTCCATCCGCGACGATGGTATTCAGCATGAACAGCATGCCAAGGCTCGCGGACACAACGGACGGAGTGTTTAGAAGGCTGGCTTTTATACCGTTTCGGCGCAAGTTCATCCCTGGTGCCCCAGACTTTGACCCCGACATGGACAAGCACATGGCGCGCACGGAGAACATGCAGCGGCTAGCGGTGCTCGGACTCATGGCGCTGCCGGAGTTAATCGCGCGCGGCAAGCTTACGGAGATACCCGACATGCTCAAGGAGATTGAGAACGTGCGCACCGACAACGACGGTGTACGCAGGTGGGTTTTTGATCAGGGCATCGAGATATCGGAGCTTGCGGGCAGATGGGTGTCAAGCGTCTACCAAGACTATTCGACTTGGTGCGACAACAACGGCGAGAACGCGCTAAGAACGGACAGTTTTTTGAAGCGTTTGCTGGACACGTTTGGCCCTCTGGAAGCCTACGCAACGAGGGACCGAACGCTAAATATTCGCGGAAAACGGCTCAGAATCCGCAAGGACGGCGAGCTGAGCGAGTGAAAAACGGGCCAAAAGTGGTCCAAAAATGGGCCAACCGTGTCCAACGTGGGCCATCGTTTCAGCAGGTAAAAGCCTATGGACACGACTGGACACGCTGGACACGGAACCCAATTCTTAGATTTTTATCAGTCAGAGGGATGAATAAAGGTATTAATACGCGCGCGCGATGAGCCGTGTCCACCAAAAAGGGCTCATTTCGCGCGCTGGATGGGAGGACCAATGAGCATCGACCCGAACGGCATCCCGCGCTACGCGGAGTACCCCGCGGAGATGGACCCGCCAGAGCTGGATGGGGACCCCGTGCGCCCCGTGACCGCGCAGCTCCGCGCGGCGGCGCGGCTGCTGGGCATGCGCTACACGCGCGGCTACCGCATCGGCGCGGAGGGGCGGCGAATCAACGAGGACAACGTGACCACGCTGTACCCGTCGCGCGTGACGCTGGAAGAGGACGAGGACGGGCACCTCTGGTGCGAGGACGCGCTGAGCGTGAGACAGGCGCTCGCGCTGGGATTGGTGGTGGAGTAGGTGGCCCGCTATGGCATGCCGTGGCAGGGCAGCAAGAGCCGCATAGCCGAGTGGGTGGTGGGGCTTCTGCCACCGTCACACACGCTGGTTGACCTGTTCGCTGGCGGCGGTGCGATAACGCACTACGCCCTGCTCAGCGGCAAGTGGGAGCGCATCATCATGAACGACAAGACCGACTCGGCGCGCGTGTTCATGGACGCGATACGTGGCGAGTACAACGGCTTTGCGGTGGTTCCCACACGCAACGAGTTCCTTGCGAGCGAGGACACGATGCTCAAGGCTCTGTACTCGTTCGGCAACGACCGCACGACATACGCATGGAATGACGACCTCGCGGCGGTGAAAATACCCGCTTGCAAGATGCTAACGGCACCGTCGCTCCATGAGCGGCGCATGGCGTACATGGAGTTCTGTCGTTCGCTCGCCGCGTGGTTGATGGGCGAGAGCGCCAAAACGCTCGACCCAGATGGCAAAACGGGGCATGGTCTGCAAGGTTTAAGTCCGCTTGAGCGTCTGGATGGCGTTGAGAGCCTGACAAGGCTCGCCAAGACGTTGTATCCACACGGAACGTCTGAACTTGAATCATTGGAGCGGCTTCAAGCCCTTGAGCGCGTGGAAGCCCTTGAGCGCGTGGAAGCCCTTGAGCGCGACTATCGCCTCGTTGACATTCCAGACGGCGCGACCGTCTACGCCGACCCGCCATACCGCGGCACGCCCAACAGCTCGCGCTACGGCGCGTTCGACTTTGATGCCTTCGACCAATGGCTGGCGGGCGTTGACTTCCCTGTGTTCGTGAGCGAGTTCGACGCGCCTGCTGGATGTGTCGAGGTTGCCCAGACGGAGCGCACCACGTCAATGAGCGCCACCACGACCGACACGCGCATCGAGCGCATCTTCGTGCAGGAGCGTTTCGTGGACTCCGTGCAAGTTGGAGAGCCGACACTGTTCTAAGGCCCTGAGAGCCGATTTAAGCCCTCGGAAGGGCAAAACCGAGTAATTACCCACATTGGGCGTTTGCGGGGCTCTACGAATGTCTGAGCGTCCTTAAACGCGATTCTGGAAGGAGTGACACTATGGGCAACGTCCTAACGCTGGTGCTCGGCATGTGGCTGGGCAGCGCATTGACCGTCGTGGCCGCAGCGCTTGTGTACGCAGGGGGTGACCGCGATGAGTGAGCGCATCACGCAGGAGCTGCGGGACGCAACGACGGCGGGCGTGGGGCTTAGCGCCTTCAACGGCAACGTGCTACAGGAAACGCTGAGCGTGCTGCGCATGGACTTCGAGCAGCACTGCGACGCAATCGACGCAATCCACGCCAACCTAGAGCGCGAGAACGACCGCCTGAAGTGCGAGCTAGACCGCGTGCTGGGCGAGCTGGACGATATGCATAAAACTGACGGAATATCCGATAATTCGGGTGGTTTTATGCAAAACGCGGAGCGGCATGCATGGGCACCAGAGTCACACTACGTCATGCTCCCAAAGGACGCGACGGGTGAGCCAATCCACGCGGGGGACGTTCTGGACGGCTACGGCAAGACCATCGAGGTCGTGGAGTTACGCTACGGACGCAGCGGATGGGTGCTCATCAGCAGGGATGGCAACGGATACGCTGACACGTTCGCATTCACGCACCACCACGAGCCGACCGTCGAGGACGTGCTACGGAAGTTCGCGGAGGGGTTGGGCGTTCCAGTTGCTGATAGCTACATCGCCGCCAGCGCCGCCAAGCTGCAACTCAAGGAGGACGAATGAGCGAGGGTGAGAAGGCCTTGACCTACGAGGAAGCCAAGCAACTGTGCATGAAGGCGTTTGACGGTGGCGCACTATACGGCAGCGAGTCGATGCGGTACGGGGTCAACGCAAGAGCATATGACTGGGACCACTGGCTCAAGAAGAACGAGTGCCTGTTCAAGCCAAAACCCACTGTCGAGGACGTGCTGCGCGAGATGGCTGACCGCTGCTATGCCGACGAGGACGAGCCGCGTGACCGCGATGCCATCGTGGCCGAGTACGCCCCCAAGCTCCAACTGCGAGGTGATACCGAGTGAGCGACTTCTGCAACCGCCTACAGGCGCTCATGGCCGCGCGCGGACTGCGACAGTCCGATATGGCGCGGCGCATGGGCGTGGGCAGGCCGCGCATGAACCACTGGTACTGGGGTATATCGGAGCCACGAATCGACACGCTCATCCGCATGCGCCGAATCCTCGGCTGCACGTGGGACGAGCTGCTAGGGAGGTGAGCGTATGACAGCAACCGAAGAGCTGCGCCGCATGCTGGACGAGCGCGGGGTGGAGTGGGACGACATCGACACGGGCAGCAGACGCAGCCTGATAACGCTCTGGCACGGCACCGATGGCATGGAGTGGCAGTTCTACGAGAACACCAAGACCAATTGGACACTGCTGAAAAGCAGGCGTGACTACCTCACTCCAGAGCAGGCCATAGCCGCCACGCTGGGGCGCTGGGATTATCACGACGAGGGTGACCCGAGTGACTTCTGCTGCTCGGAGTGCGGCGTGCGGATGTTCACCAACACGAGCGACACTTACACGATGATTGCCAGTGACGGGCGCACAATCATCGAGCATCCCAACTACTGCCCTAACTGCGGACGTAAGGTGGTGGGCTAGATGGAGCAGTACAAGGTGACAATCAAGGTCACAAAGACATATACATACGAGACCGATGCGGTCAGCGTAGAGGACGCGATTGCGGAAGCGTTTAAATACATCACCCTATGGGAGTATGTCTATGACTGCACCGAGTATGCCGCGTCTGCAACGGAGGTGACCGATGGCTGAGTACATTGTCAAGGGTGCCGAGCCAAATGAGACGGTCCTGCACTCACGGACCACAAACGGCTATGACGAATGGTACTGGTTGCCAGTGCGTGAGCGCATCGTGCGGTGCATGGATTGCGAGCGTGCCTTCGAGCATGACTGCGGGCATCTGTACTGCGGCAGGAGACCGGGGAGCTGCTTCAAAGGACGTGGGACGCATTTCACGATGCGACGGCACGCGAGTTCGTCACGGTTAGGGATGAGCTGCGCGAGCTGGGAATCGAGGTGACCTCATGAACGGCACCAACTGGACACCATCGGAGGACAACGCCCTGCGCACCTACTACCCCAGGCACGGGCCGTCGTGGGACGGCTGGCCCGAGGTTCTGCCCAACCGCTCAAACGAGTCCATCCGTTGCAGGGCCACGCGGATGCGTCTCACCAAGCCCCAGCGCACGGCGGACGGCCAGCTTGTGCGCGGGCGCAAGGGACCGAGCCGGCACTACGCTGGACCCGTTGACCCGCGCGAGCATGACGTTGTGACACTCATGCACGCTGGGTGGCCACCGTCGCGCATCGACGCCAACAACGGCTGGGAGGACGGCACCGCACGCAAGCTCGTCACGCGGCGATGGCTGCGGGAGAAGGAGGGCAAGTGAGCGTCACGATCACTGTGCGTCCGTTCTGTATGGGGGCGGACAAGGAGGCGGCACGAAAGCCGAGCGAGGAAGCCATCGAAGTCTACGCGGCGTGGGAACTGATGGGGCGCGAAGAAGCAGACCAGTATTCGTCGCAGCTCAACAAGACGTTGGCCGTGATGGACTTCGCCGACGAGATAGCCGACTGCGTGACCGCATGCGTCAACCTCGCAGACCGATATCACATCGACCTACAGGCCGCGCTGGACCGCGTGGAAGCGCGCAACCGAGAGCGGGGACGGTACTGATGCACGCCACCGCCCGCGAGTTCTTCGAGAGCGCCCGCGAAGCGGCCCGCGACGCCGAGCGCATAGCCCGCCAGCTCGACGGCATGGAAGCCCGCGCCCTCACGCTGGGCGGTGGCGGGTTCGAACCGCGCGTGCGCTCCACGCCCGACCCCGACCGCATAGGCGCGACGGTTGCCGCGAGCATAGACCAGGGCGAGCGGCTGCGCGCAAGGCAGGACGAGGACTACCGCGCGATAGACGCAGCGTGCCGCGTGCTCTACGGAGCTGACAACCGCAGCGGACTCTACGCGCTGGTTGGGTGGCCCGCGGACGCCATCTACCACCACTACCTCGCACTGCGGACGTGGGAGGACACGGCGGCGCTGCTGGGGTACTCCGTCTCGCACGTTAAGCACATGGCGAGCGCCGCGATGGACTACGCCGACACCAACGGGCAGATGTGGACGGAGCTGGGGCGCGGCTTTGCCGAGTGAGCTCTTTGCCCACCACCACCGCAGGATGGTATCGGGAAGCGCGGCAACTGCGCACGCCATTGCACGGTATTGGCTGGATATGCCCATCTCATCTATGGTATGTAGTAGCTTGAAACCATTGGCCCTCGCAGGAATGCGGGGGCCTTTTTCTTTAGGGCGGCACCATGTCAACCAACCCGCGCTACTCCAACGGCACGGCGCGCCGCAAGCTGCGCATGCGCATACGTGCGCGCGGTGACGAGTGCGGCATCTGTCACGGGCTGCGCGGACCAATCCGCTACGACCAGCCCAGCGACCCGCAGCACCCGCTGTCCTTCGTGCTTGACGAGATACATCCCATCAAGCACTGGCAGCGCTACGGCTATCCATCTCCAACCGCCGCCGCGCTCGACCCCTCGAACGTGCAAGCCGCCCACTACATCTGCAACGCGGAGAAGGGCGCGCGCGACTCCTACCAGATAACGGGCAAGCAGCCACGCAGCATCGTGACCTCACGCGAGAGGTAGGGCGGGTCATCCCGCTCGCTCCAACAAAGCGAC